ATGGCACAAGTTGGACAAGAGTATTTGGAAGTCAAACACAAGGTAGATATTTAACTGGTATAAATTACTGGCCTAACGCAAGTTCAATTTCTATGTATTATCAAGTCGGTGGTTACATCTATAATGCAAATGCTTTTCGTTATGGTAACATTGGTGTCTATAGTAGTAATGCAAATATCGCTGGAGGTACTAATAACTGGAATACCTATACACACTTTGTTGGTCCTACAACTTGGTCAACAAAATATCATGAACCACACGGAGGACCAACTGTATCAGGTGGAACATCAGGTGCAAGTCCAAATCACGGATTAGTTTCTGGTTCTACTGGTGGATATGGTTATTACGGAGGAAGCTATAATTTTAATAATGGCAACTCTGCTGGTGTAGGTGTCAGAGTTTATGCATCTTTCTATGCTGGGTGGGGAGCATCAATGCAAAGTAACGGATATATAAATGTTCAGATGTATGGAACACAATATTATACTTACTATACTAATCACGTTAGTTCATCATCATCTACTGTAAATTTAGGTGCAACATTTTCAGTAAGTGGTGATGGTTGGAGTGTAGGTAGTACATCATTTAGTAATTCAAATACTGCTAGTACACACGCAGAAACAATAAGAGCATCAATAGCAAGTGCGTTACCTAGTGGTTGGTCTGTTTCAAGAAGTAACGCTACTGTAACAATTACTGCTCCAGCAAGTTCTGGAAATGTAAACGATATGTCAGTAAGTATCTCTAATGGTAGTGGAGTTAATGGTGGAACCAATCCATCACCTGGCAATTCTTCTACAGTTAGAGGAGCATCAAGCGTTAGTGGAAGTGGAAGTACAACAACTCAAGGTTCTGCACAATCTGGTAACTTAACATCTGCAACAGTAACAAGTGGTGGCAATTCAACTTCTGTGAACTTATCAAATGGTGCAAGTACAGATACAGCTGGAAGTGAGATAGCAAATGCAATGAATGGTTTAGCAGATACTACTGCAACCTATGATAGTGGAACAAATAGAATGACAGTGCTTGCATCTGGTGATACTTCAGTTTCTTTAAGTAATCCTAATAGTTTAAGTGTATCGAAAGTGAGTTTATAATGGCAAAGAAAAGAACTTGTGAGTGTGGTGATGAAACCGAAGCTCTATATTATTACAAATCTACTGTTGAAGGTAAGTTTGATATATGGAGTGAAGTAAAATATGATACAGACCCAGACGGATATAAGTATGACCCAATACCTTGTGGTATAAATTGTAAGAATTGGGAGAACCTTGTTGTTAAAGAAGAAGGTGTACCTTACTAGAATGTTATGGACCCTATTACAGCTCTCGCAACTGCCAGTTCGGCATTTAATTTAATAAAAAAAGGTTTCCAAGCAGGACGTGACGTGGAATCTATGTATTCGGATATTGGACGCTGGCTTGGAGCTGTGTCTGATGTTAACCACGCAGAGAAGATGTCTAAGAATCCACCTTTGTTTAAGAAAATATTTTTTGGTTCAAGCGTAGAACAAGAAGCAATGGACGCTTTTGCTGCTAAGAAAAAAGCACAAGCAATGGAAGATGAATTACGCAGTTGGATTAATATGGTTCACGGTCCTAATGCTTGGGCTGAATTACTGAAGATGCAATCGAAAATTAGAAAGCAAAGGCAAGAACAACTGTATGCTCAAGCTGAACTACGCAGTAAGATAATGAACATCATTGGTATTATTTTATTGTGTACTTTAATTGGTGGGGTAATAATGTATATAGGATATTTATTTTATCAAAAGAGAATGGGTAATATATGACAAAGATGACAAAGATAGTAGAGGATTGGACACACGCTATTGATTCTTTTAAGGTAATACCAAGAGCATTAATACTATTATATATGTACTTAACTTATAAAACTGTATTTTGGTATATGGGTTTGGAAGCACCAAGTTTTGAGCAAAGTGGAATGGTGTCAGTATTGACAAGTGCGAACGCTGTTGCTATGGGTTTATTTATGGGAAGGTCTAGTTGACGTGGTTGTTAGTAGTTTTTCTTTCAGGAACAGTTCAGGAATCGGTGTACTATAGTGATTTGGATTCGTGTCTTAGAACTGCATCAAAGCTTAGGTCACAAAACTATGACCCATCACTCGCTGGGGATAGTAGGATATGGGTCAAAGCTTACTGCGTTCCTAAGACAGTGCCTAAAAAGGAGTAAGATATGTTTGCAAGTATTATAGGTCCAATTAGTTCTCTTGCTGGTACTTGGCTGGAAGGCAAAGTTAGTAAAGCTAAAGCTGAAACAGATATTAAAGTAGCTAAAGCTCAAGCTGAAGCTGAAGTTTATCGTACCTCTGCTACATCTGAGATGCTTAACGAACAAGCTTTGACAGCACAAATGGCTGGGAGTTGGAAAGATGAATTCTGGACTATTATTTTTGGTGCTATTCTTGTGGCTTGTTTTGTTCCTTACACTCAGCCTTATGTAAAAGAAGGCTTTGATTTTTTAAATACATCAACACCGACTTGGTTCTCTACTTGTTTATATATTTGTATTGGTTCTTCATTCGGCTATCGCTTTGGTAAAACTGGGTTACAACTTATGAACAAAGGAAAGTAATATGGCTACTCCTTTATGGCAAAGAAAAGCTGGTAAGAATCCAGAAGGTGGATTGAATGAAGCTGGTCGTAGGTCTTATAATGCTAAAGGTGGTAACTTAAAACCACCAGTATCAAAAGCTCAAGCAAAGAAAAGTCCTAAGTCAGCTAGTCGTAGAAAAAGTTTTTGTGCCAGAATGAGAGGTATGAAAAAGAAATTGACTTCTGCTAAAACAGCAAACAATCCTAATAGCAGAATCAATAAGTCACTTCGTAAATGGGATTGTTAAAGGAGATATATTATGCCAATGGGTAAAGGAACATATGGGTCACAAAAAGGTAGACCATCAAATGATTTAAAAGGTAAACAAAAAAATTTACCAGAAGGATTAAAGAAAAAAATAATGGCGTCAAAGAAAAGGAAAATGAAACGTGGCAGTTAATGAAGCTGGCAATTATACCAAACCTACTATGCGTAAAAGAATTTTTGCTCGTATAAAGGCTGGTACTAAAGGTGGTAAAGCTGGACAATGGTCAGCTCGTAAAGCTCAGATGCTTGCTCGTGAATACAAAGCAAAAGGTGGAGGATATACAGGGTGAAATCTTTAATGGGATTAACTGACAGACAGAAAGAAACTTTAAAAAAACATTCTAAGCACCATAGTAAAAAGCATATGGACTTAATGAAAACTAAAATGAAATCTGGTATGTCATTTGGCAAAGCTCACAAGCTAGCACAAAGTAAAGTTGGCAAGTAATGAAAGCACCACAAAAAAGTTTACTTGATTGGGGTAAACAAAAGTGGCGCACCAAATCTGGTAAGCCTAGCACACAAGGACCCAATGCAACTGGCGAAAGATATTTACCTAGCTCTGCCATAGCTTCACTCTCTGCATCTGAGTACGCTCGAACTTCACGCAAGAAAAGAGAAGACACACGCAAAGGTAAACAGTTTTCTAAACAACCTAAGAAGATAGCAAAGAAAACCAAAGGACATAGATAATGGATTTAATAGATACAATAAAAAAACACGAAGGTTGTCGCCTTGATATGTACAAAGATACAGTAGGTGTATGGACAATCGGTTATGGACACAACCTTGCCGAAGGCATTGACCAAGAAACAGCAGACTTTATTCTTGCTCGTGACTTGGAAAAACATTCTCAAGAGCTGGACAAACATAAACCTATGTGGCGAGAGCTTCCAGACCCAGCACAGATTGTAATTTTATCTATGCAATTCAATATGGGTTGGAATAGATTTTCTAAATTTATAAAGTTTTGGGACGCAATAGAGAAAAAAGATTTTAAAACTGCTGGTTTTGAGATGCAAAATAGTCGCTGGTGGGGTCAAGTTAAATCCCGTGGACCAGAGCTACAACAGTTATTACTAGATATTTAAGGGGTACAATCATACTCGGAGGTATCATTCCACCCC